ACGACGGTCAACTTGGCGAATATCACCGACGACCTCGGGCAGTTGGTCGTCAAGTTGAAGAACGCCGACATCCCGATGATCACGCCGGGGTGGATCATGGCACCGCGCACCGAGCAGAAGCTGGCAGTCGTGCAGAATGCCAACGGAGTCTTCGCGTTCCGAGATGAGATCATCAAAGGCACGTTATGGGGTTGGCCGATCGGTGTGACGACCAACGTGCCGATCACGCTCGACACGACCGGGTCAGGCAATAACAACGAGTCTGAGATCTATCTGGTCGACTTCGCGCAGGTGCTCATCGGCGAGTCAATGGGACTGCTCGTGGACGCGTCACAGGAGGCGGCGTATCACGACGGCTCCAACGTGCAGGCGGCGTTCAGTCTTGACCAGACTGTCGTGCGCGCTATCGCGGAGCATGACTTGGGAATGCGTCACGACAAGGCGGTCGCGATGTTGACCGGTGTGACGTGGGCACCATAGCGCCACAGGGCTGAGTACTTTTAGCGATGAGGATGACGACATGATTACACGAGACGTGGCGCAGATCAGACCGGTCCACGCAGTCGACGTCGAAACATACGACGCCTCCTGTGGAAGTAACGACGGCTCCACGAGCAACGAAGTCAAGGGACGCATCATCGACCGCTTGGGGTTAGGGCGCTCCTATGTGTCGGCGTTGCTGCACGCCTACGGGTGGGGCGACATCGGCACCAGCACCGCCAGCGGGACGACGTTTATGACCGTCGGCGCTCGACTGCTGCACAGCAGCACGACATGCGCGGACGACTTTGACGAACTGTCCACCGCTGACCGACCGAGCACGCAGGCGCTGTTCCTGACGGGCAACACAACCAGCACGCTCGCCAGTGGGTTTATGGCGACGAGCACGAGCGTCGGTACGTTTGGTGTCTTCACAGCCACGGCAACCGGGGCAGCGTCAGGCGATGCGTTCTCGTTCTACGACATCACCGGGGCGCAGCGCTTCATCCAAGCCGCGTTGCTATGGGGCGCGAATGCGTCCAGCTCTGGCGGATCTATCCTGCAAGCTGGCGTTGACATTGGATTCGGCGAAGTCGACGCCGTGCCGCATCAGACGACATCGACTGGCGTGGTGTTCGTTACGACCTGCAACGGCTGAAAGCGATGGATCTATGGCACTCGTTAACGTGGAGGTCGTCTGTCGCACGTTGGTCCTCAGCGGTGGGCTTACTCTGCAACCTGGCGAGCGCTTCGGGTTAGACCCAAAGAACCCCGAGCACGCCACGATCATCAAGCGTGGGTGGGTGCGTCTCTGCCCACCCACGCTTACCTCTCCAGTTACGTCAGCCGTCGAACGCTCAACGAATAGACAGGTGCGTCGTTATCAGGCGCGCAGGAAGAAGGCATGAGCAGCCACCTAACCGCCAAGGAAGCCGAACCAGGATCAGGCGTCCGGTTCGATCATCCTGCCGAAGACGGGCACAAGCTGACCGTCGTGGATGCTGCACAAGGCATCGTCGAGTCCCAGCCGAAGCGCGACAAGGTCGCGCTCGTTGGCTTTGCGACATCTAGCCGCGACCTCGCGCCGTTCGACGATCCGACATATGAAATCTGGACGCTGAACCAGATATACCGGCACGTCCCGCGCGCGACGCGGCACTTCGACATTCATTGCAACTGGAAGGAAGACAACGTCGAGGGTACTGACCATCCAGGATGGCTCAAGGAGTGCGGCATTCCAGTCTACATGATGGAGGCAGACGATGCCTTGCCGACATCGGTACGCTATCCGATTGAACGTGTCATCAAGAACGCAGGCATTGACTACTTCACGAGCACGATCGCCTTTGAAGTGGGACTAGCATTGCTGGAAGGATTCACCGAGATCGCATTGTTCGGTATTGACCTTATCGTCGGCACGGAGTACAGCGTGCAGAAGGCGTGTCTGGAGTTCTGGTTAGGTATAGCGCACGCCCGAGGCGTCAACGTGCGTATTCCTGACGAGTGTGCGTTGCTCAAACAGTCGTACCGGTACGGCTACGAGCGGGAGCCAGACTGGGGTCCGTTGCAGATGACCGAGGTCAATCGTCGCATCGAGTATCTCAGCACAGAGCGCAACAAGAAGATGGCGTTGATCAACGCACTCGACGGGGCGCTTGCCGAAGACGAGCGCTGGTATATCCGCAAGCTCGACGACATGACGCCCGAAGAGCGCATGAAGGCATTGAACACGCAGCGCGGCGAAGCGATGGCATCGCTTGCCACGATCGATGGAGCGATACAAGAGACGACCTACTGGCGCGACCTCTACACGCTGCGGGGACGTGGAGCAGCCGTGAACTTGATGATCTAACGTCATGATCTCCGTTTGCACGAGTAGCACGGACGAACAACTCGCCGCACTCGGTGACCTGATGGTGATGCTCGGAGCCACCGCATCATCGTCAGGGATGGACCTTGCGCTGACACAGGCCTCAGATTGGGCAACGCGCTACGTCGGCTACGAACTTCGACGGCAAGTCTACGAGGAGACGGTCGCCAGTTACGGCACGCAGCGTCTCGTGCTCAGTCGCACGCCGATCCTGGCAGTGCAGCGGTTCTTCGACTCGACGAGCACGGGCGATGCGACAGAGTTCGCGTCGAGCGAATATCGAGTTGCGGACCCAGGGGCTGGCTTTATCGAGCGCGATCAGGGATACCGATGGACCGCGCAGGCGATGTGGGATCTCGGCAAGTACGTGAAGCCAAACAGCGAGCTGCACCCGTGGCTGCTCGTGTACGAAGCCGGGTATCAGATAGGGGACACAAGCAGCACAAGTGACAAGTGGGCGACAACAACGACAGCCAACTCCTTGCCGCCTACCATTGGGCGAGCGGTACTCTTGCGAGCCGGTGAAATGTATCAGGGATCGTCAGGGGTCAAGTCGATGAAGGTGGGACCGTTGTCCGTGACGTATTCCAGCGAGGGACAAGATACGTCCGAGGCGTTGCTGCGTCCCTTCATTCGGATAGCTGGCTGATGTTCAACGTCAACATCTTCGCACCCTTGATGCGGCAGAGAGTGACGGTCGCGCCCTTTAGTGGGTACGACGGCTATGGTTCGGCGAGCTACGGATCGGCGGTTGAGTACCAAGCGGCGGTCGTTGGAAAGATGGAACGCGTGATTGGGGCAGATGGACAGGAAGTACCGAGTCGGCAGACGGTCTACCTGAAGTCTGACGTGGCGCTACGTCCAGAAGATCAGATCACGCTCTCGACAGGCGACGTGGGGTCGACTGAGAGCTTTGCGATCAACCCCACAGTCATCGCCATTGGGCGCTTCCCGTTCGGCGGGTCACAAGGTTGCACCGTGGTCTATCTGAAATGAGGTCATG